ACAAGAGATAGGTATCCATCAGCGTCGGGACATTCGATGTGATCCAAGCTGTTGATTCTGTTGCCCTTGTGAATTGTTCTCGAAGACGCTGATGAGGTGGCGATGTGCCACCAACCATCTCTGAGGAGAGATCACATGGCTAAGACGATGCTCCAGAAGCTCGGAATCGGTGAGACCGACGAGCAGAAGACCCCCGACCAGAAGCCAGCCAGCACCGAGAAGGGCTTCCTCTCATACCACTCGGAAGGAAAATTCTTGGCGAGCTTTTTCTCTTTTGGACCCGCAGTTCCCAAGGAGAAGAACCGCCGTCTTGCTGCTTCCCTCGTCAGCCGTAACTTCAAGTTCGCCTCAATCCAGAACGCTGAAGAGGTGCTACGAGTGTTGCTCCCCAGCGGCATTGTCGAGGATGCCAAGTTCAATGGCTGGACCCTCACCGAGGTCGTCAAGCACGCCCACGACATCATCGAGGCCCGGAAGAGTGAGAAGAAGCCGATCAAGGAGGTCGCTGACTACGATGTGAAGCGGCTCGTCAACATCCTGGCTGGTCTCTCTGCGAACACCACTCCCGAAGAGCTGCTCGCCGAGCTGAAGCTGATGGTCAATGAGAAGGGTGATGCTGCTATCGCAGTCCTGAACAGGATGCTTCTGAATGAGAACCCTCGCGACAAGGATGGGTTTGTTTACTGCCGTCGAGTAAAAGCTAAGTAGAAGAATCTACTTCCTGGATCAGGCCTCTTCGGAGGCCTTTTTCTTTGCAATGGCAGCTCTCTTACCCTCCGAGATGCGAGCGCATTGTTCAGGCGACCTTTTCTTACCACATTGGAGGCCCCTTTTCCTTTTGCAAGCTCGGATCAGATGTCGTATGGCAAGTCCTCCTACCTAATTGTCCAGCAGGTTTCAGAACTGCTTCTTCAAGTGATGTCGAGGGTCTGGTGTCTCGTTCTCTGGGCAGATATAGCAGGGAAGGATCTTCAGTAGACGGTCATGTTCATCGACGGTCTCTTCGATCTGATCAACGCGTACTTTGAGTACCTCGTGATCTGTCTTCACCGTATTGACTAAGGTTGCCGTTACATCTGTATTGGTGGCGATTCGTTTCAAGAAGTAGAGGCATACGCCAGCCATTCCTGTTCCGATTGAGATAGCAAGTGGCAGCAGGATGCTGTTGAGTGACGGGTCGATGAGCATTGTTAAGGCACCTTTATGTCTATTGTACTTGCTAACTTGGAGTATCACTTTTGTTTGCAACCTTAGCCGCGATATAGGTACTTCCACCGAGCGTTGCTAGTGCGCTGACAGTGACGGTGTAGAAGGTGCCCATAGCTGCATTGCTTTTGACGACGAGCCAGACGGTGGCGAAACTGAGCGTAAACCCGGCTAGAAGAGCGATGACCGCGTTCACCCGAGGACCCTCAGGCCCTAGGAGGTCTTTGATGAACAGAAGCGGCTTCACTAGTTCACCACTACCGGTGCCTTGGCGAAGAGTGTTCGCCCACCAGAGGTAGTGACTACCACCGACAGCTCATAGGTGAAGCCAGCGATGCCGTTCTGCACCTTGATGCGAACCGTGCCCCCTGAGATCACAGATGAACCGCTGAGCATCGTTGAGCTGTCAAGATCGATACCCTGCACTGCCCTGATGTAGAAGGTAGCTGTTGAGATGGTCTCTGCTGTGTCGAGACGGTTGGAGAAGTCGAAACCGAGGTAGACCTTCTCTTGCGTATTCTTCGATGAGAATTCTGTCATTGAATTAGACCTTTATGGTGTATGCGTCTGGAGCTAACGCGAGCAATGTTGTTTGCTTGTCTTGCTTGATGAGGTAATTATCCCTGCTGGTTGAGACCAAGTAGTGATCACGGTCTAGCACCATCCCGTATTGATCGCTGGGAAGGATGAGGACCTGTCCCTTGTGGCTTGGAGCGACTACAGCTTCTGCATTCGAGGTAACAAACAGCTGTGCATGAGCTGTTACGGTGACGACTGGAGAAGCTGTCGCACTAGACGAGAGTTGGACCTGACCCACAGCAGCGGAGCTTACGATAGGTGTGCCTACGGCACTGGTCGTCAGAGCAATGCTGCCCTGCCCTACTGTGGAGACGATGGGTCTCGCTACTGCACTAGAGGTCAACTGAATAGTTGATGCTGCCGTGGCGGTTACGGCTGGGCTTCCCACGTCGCAAACCGCGCTAGAAACGATTTGAATCGTGTTGGCCGAGGATCCGACCACACGAGGGTTTGCCTGGGCTGTAGAGGCGATCTGGATCGACTGAGCCGAGGTTCCGTTGACGACTGGATTCGAGGTTGCACTGCTCAGGACTAGCAGGACAGAAGCTGCAAGGGCGGTAATCGTTGACCAGACAGGAGTGGCTACCGCGCTGCTCGTGAGGGTAATCGAGGATGCGGCCTGAGCTATGATGCGAGGTGTGCCGGTGGCAGTGCTAGCTAGGGAGATCGTTGAGGCAGATGTGCCGGAGACCTTCGGTGTGCCAACAGAGCTAGATGTCAGCGCTACTGTCGAAGCAGCAGACGAGCTGACAACAGGATTGGCAGCAGCGGTGGATGCAACTGTGATGGTCGAAGCAGCAGTGGCCGTAATGGTCGTAGAGACCGGAGTGCCAACCGCTGAGGAAGTGATGACTAGAGAGCCGCTAGCTTGAGCCGTTAGGATCGGAGCGGCAGCTACAGAGGATGAGAGAACAACCTGATTCGTAGCTGTGCAGGTAAGCGTTCCTACCGGCACATCGAAGAATGAATCCGAGACAATCTGGCCCACACGAGGAGCTAGAAGGTTCCCCTGCGTGACTCTACTGGTTCGTCTCCGTCCTACCATCGATCACCTCTTAGCCGATCAACGACAGCGTTCCTGAGACCGTTCCTGATGTAGTTGTATTGGTGGCCATCATTAGTGCTAGGCAGGAGCTGGCTTCGAGGACCGGTAGACCAGTCGAAGCAAAGTCCTGAATGCAGCTGATGCCAACGAGAGGCATTGGAAGCTCTGTCTGACGCTCAAGCATCACGAGGTTGAAGGTGCCCGTGGGAGCAGCTGAACCGCTGATGTTTGTGATCTGACGAATGCCGGTATCACCGGCCTGAAGTGCAAAGGGGAACATTCTAGAGGCGATTGCCAAAGAAGGAAGGGTGCAAGTAGCTGTTCGGCCTGTTGTGCCTGCCTGATTGATGTAGGTCACGGTGATAGTGGTTGTAGCAGAGAGGACGGTTGCGATTTCTGCCCACAGCTCGACACCATCACCTGTAGCGGAGCGAGTGATAGCGGTTGTGGTGTTGGCGCTGATGACGCCAGCGACAGAGGTGTAAGCTCCTCCATGCCAGAGGCGGTCATAGACAACCAGAGTTCCGACGGAAGAGCTTCCTGCCGTTGCACGGTTGAGGTAAATGTTTCCCGTGCCTGCGTTCGCATAGGTGAATGCGCCAGCGGTAGCGCTAGTGCAGATCGCTCCTGTCGTGATGTTGCCAGCCGAGACAGTGCCAGCACCGGGTTGTCCTACTGCGCTCCAGAGAGAGAAGTAGCCACCAGCCACTGTTGTAAGCGATGCCTTGGTAAAGGGCATTCTCTGGTTTGTGTTTGCTAGTGCATTCAAATATGAATTGTTGTCGGTGATTGATGCCATTAGTTCCTCAAATAGGTCGCTGCGTCGGTGATCTGCTTAGCGATCAACTCAAGGTCGTCTGGCTTGTACCAATCTCCGAAGATGTAGGTCACAGCTGCGCCGGAGGTCTCTGCTTTCACAGTGACCTCGGCAATCAGAACGCCATCTTGATTGATGGCCTGGAAGATGCGGTCTTCCATTAGATCGCTTCCTTAAGGTGCTTGTAGGTTTTGAATAATGTGATTTGGCTTATGCAGGACATCGTGACGTTGAAACGAGCTGCCAATTCCTTGCAAGGGATGAGGCCTTTCAAAGATCGAATTTCGAGGACTTCGGAATCTATGACACGAGAGTTAACTGATCGCTTTCCAACGCGGCCTTGCTGCATTGCCTGCTTAGCGGTCTCAGTCATAGAGTGTTTCCCCTTATTCCAGGGAGCTACGCCAGTTCTAGGAGGCGGCTTCGTTCCCGCCCTCTTCTTTGCTTCTGAGTTGTGCTTACGAGCTTCTGCTGAGAACTTGATACCTTTGTTTGAGTCAGCTGCATCTCTTTGGTTGTAGAGATTGACTCCCGAGAGCTTGAAGAATTGAATCCAAGCATTCTCGTAAATGGTCAGGGTTGCTTTCGTGCACTTCTGAACTTCTTCCAATACTGAAAACTGGAATGCCTCCCTGCCATACTTCTTCCACGACCTGCGGAGATGGGAGTTTCCCTTCCCACAATTGAATGAGCTGATGTGATCCCAAAACCTCTTCTGAGGGATCTTCGTTGTTTGACCAACGTAGACCTTGCCAGAGATAGTGTTGTGAATGAGGTAGATGCACCCTCTAGTCATCGTTATACCGAAATAGTCCAGCTCGTTACCTGCACTGGCTGGGAGAGAGCTATGGTCGTAGTGACCATGTTCATGTCTGATCCAGAGACGCCACATGCGCCCTGAGCCAGGACCGTAGTTCCATCAGAGGCGATGAAGCGGTAGAAGCTAGCAGTGCCAGCAGCGGCAGCGTTGGTCTGCGTTACAGCGTTGGCAGTCCACACACCACCTGAGGCAGCAGGAGCTACCGTGGCAGAGCAAGGCATCGAGACCAGCAGGGTAGCGCCACCAAGAGCAGCGTCCGCATTCGTCGGAACAGAACCGGAGTAGATTTTGACGGTTGCGGTTGCTCCAGCAGCAGTGGTGAGAGTGTCGAGAGCTGCGTTCTTACGTGCAGCTGTGAGGGTGAAGGCCATGCAGAATTTCTCCTAGGTCTAGCGAACTCAAGTTCGTATGGGGGTATGTCTTATTGTCCCTTAGCTTTTGGAAGCAAGCCGAAGGCCTGCTTCAATAACAAAGCAGCGATCCATCACCAACGGATGCGGACACCTATGCGGTAGTTATGAGCAACCGCATCCGCTTCTCCGAGAACCGTTACGGCTAGCCACGCTGTGCGGTAGGGGCTCGGAAGGTAATGCGCGATGAGTGGCTGAAGCAATGCCGACGCAAGGCAGGGTTCCTTCCAAGAACTGGATTTCGTTCGAACTTGTCTTGCCTGTGGAACTCACTTGTCTGCTTCCAATCAGCGAATAGAAGGACTTGGTAGGCGACCTCAGCCGCGACCTGTGGCTTGGTCCAAGGGTCGCTCGCTCGCATAGGCAGGCCGAGGGCCAGGACTAGAAGAAGCGCTTTGAGCAATCGGATTAACTTAGAAGGTGACTTCGTGCAGACGAGCGTCAGGGTGTGGATTGCTTAGGTAGCTCTGGTATTCGATTGGGTCCAGGTCGTCTTTGAACAGGAAGAAGGCCACACGAGGGTCTGTCTCAGATCTACCGATGCAAGAGCATCGAGTTCCGAAGGTGGCTCGGGTGTGGATGTAGTGGTCTCGCGCAAGTTCGATTGATGGAAATTCAACAAGCAGGTATGTAGACACTTACACTCCGTAGCAAAGATAGGCGCTGAGATTAGTTGAGCCGCTGACTGTTCCAACGTAGGTATTTGCACAACCCGGGTCCACATAGATATCTAGAGGATCCGATCCGACGAGGGTGATTTGAACCTTCACATCTGTGCCGGAGAATGTCCCGAGAAGAAGGTCCTGTTTTGCCTTCACTGCGGTAACACCAGACCCACTTACCACAGCTGAGAGAAGCGTCGTTCCGTTGTAGACCTGAATAGACATGGATCCAGCACCGTGCTGGGTACGTCCAGCCAAGTATGGTCCAGCACCACAGTCCAAATAGGCGCCTGGAACTGCCACAGCGTTGTCTGCAAAGTCAGAACTGAAGACGAGGTGGAGTGCCTTGCTCGTGATGTTGCCGAAGTTGTATGAGAAGCTTCCACCTGTAGAGGATTCGGTTGAATCCATGTATGCAGCTGTTGTCTGTCCCGCTAGCGTCACAGGGCTCTCATTACACTGAGGAGAGTCATACCCATAGGTTGGATTGGTAGCAGCCGCCAAGAGAGAGTCCGTGTAGCCAGTAGGGAAGATCCTTCCACCGCTGGCTACGATGACTCGACTATGCGAACAAATGACTGGCATTAGCAGTAGGCCTTCAAGGTGATACCGAAGTCCGCTAGGGTTGCATCTGCCGACGCTGGGGCGACGATGGTGAGGTAGTCATTGATGGCAAAGCTAGTAGCCGTGAACGATGTCAGAGTCAGAGCACCAGCTGTTGAAATCGTCAAGGTGCCGAAGGTTGTTCCATTCTTCTGGCAGAGGAAAGCTGCACTAGCAGTAGGGTTTGTGAAGTCCTTCCAACCGTGTCCAGTAGCTGGAATGGTGAAAGGACGTACGGCTGGGAAGATTAGGATCTTCTGAGACGCTGTTGGCTTGCCTGATACAGAGCAAGAGATATCGTAGGACTGAAGGTCCGAGAACACCGGACCAGTAGCGTTGGAGCAGACACGAGTGCTACCGAGAGTCGTATCGTAGTACATGTCTCCCACCAGCGCCGTTGCTGGCGCTGAGGAGAGATTTCGTAGGTTGAGAGGGTTGAGATTGAGAAGTGACATCTTAACCGACCACGACGACTCGGTACTGGTTTGTGGTAGGTGCAACTGGTAGCACAAAAGTGATTGTGTTCATGGTGGCCTTCACATAGTCGAGAAGAACTGTCTGTCCAGTAGCGACGACATGGAACGAAGCATTGACATCCGTCGTTCCGAGGTTGTGGGTGATTGTGAAGGAGGTAGTCGTTCCATCACCGAAGCTGGCTGAGTACTTGCCAGGAATGATCGAGTTCTGGTTGGGGAAGGTATAGGTCTTTGTAGAGGTAGCGGGACCGCTTACTGCAAAGAATTGGTTGCCTGTTCCAAAGGTAGTTGGGGCAACCCACGTCTTCACACCTGCAGCAGTGCTCGAAAGGACATACCCATCGACAGGTGGATTGGTGAGCTTTGATTCGAAGTTCGGTGAAGAGGCATTGAGGGTAATGGAGCCATCTGAGGCCTTGTAGACCGTTACGTTCTTCGTGCCATAGGTCGTTCCACCATTGACGTAGTAGACCTCGCCATCGTTCACATCTCTGACCTTGGTCAGAAGCATTGTCGTGGAGGTGCTTACTGCGTCGTAGCTGACGCCAGTAATGTTGACCGTGACATCGGCAGAGAAGACATCGAAGGTGTATCCACCTAGATCAGTATCGTAGCTCTTGACGCTCTTCTTCGATGATGTGTAGTCGACGCGGACGCGGATCTGGCTTTGAGCAACACTAGCAATAGAAGCAGAGATCGAGTGATCGCCATTGTTGGCGGGACCGAAGGTATCCCAAAGAGTCCAGTTCGTTCCAGCGTCGGTGCTGTAGTAGACGCGAATCGACGATACAGCTGGGGTGTCATCAACACAGGTGGTCGTCAGGTTGCATCGAAGCGTTCCCGACAACGCAACACCACTCCAACCGGAGAAGGTCTGAGAGGAGGTCTGAGAGGAGGTTCCGAGGCAGGTGTATGTTCCGGTAGGGTTGGTGCTGGGATAGAAGGTTCCCGTTCCACCAGAGGTGGTCGTGCTGAGGGTGTAGATACCGTTCTGACTCAGAACGGTCTGAGCTGCCAACAGGAGCTGCTTGCCGTCGGTCTGCGTCACCCCATCAATGAGGGCTGAGGCAGGAGTCGGGATAGCTACGTTCGCAATCGCAATGGCGTCGATTGATCTAGTCGAGGCCTGAAGCGAGGCCATCAACTTGGTCTTCTCAGCATCGAAGGTGAACCAGGCACCCCAGAATGCTGTGGCATCAATCGCGGTATCAACCGCTGAGTCCATGAAGGTGCCGAGGCCTGCAATGTAGCCGGACAAGCCAATCCAAGCATTCTGGAAGGCCGTGTAGCCGACACCGAGGGTCTTTGCTTGATTGATCAGAATGTTCTTGTCGGACTCTGCGACGTTGTATCGGGTGATCTCTCTCGGCTTCTCCGAGACGGAGACCCAGCCATCAGCGATGATCAGCGCAATGGCATCCATAGCGGCATTGATGCCGGTGTAGAACATATCCGTCGGGGTGGTAAAGGTCGCCTCAGACAGGTCTCGGGAGTGCTGCCCATCGTAGATTCGGATTTTGAAGCGGTAAAACGAAAGCGGAAGTGCGTTGTCCACCAGGAGCGAGAAGCCACCGGACTGATCAACTGACACGGGCACTTCAATCCAGTTCAGGACAGCCGGCTCGGTTCCTTGGTAGCCGGTGTATAGAACCGATACCGCTGGACGTTCAGAGATGACTGGAAGTGATCCATCGTTCGTGACGCGAATACCCTTCCTGCCCTGCGCTTCGATGTTCTCGATGGCAAGCGATAGGTAGCTCTGGTTGATCGTGGTGAGGTCTACAAGACGGTATGCACCTGCTGAGAGCTTCTTCGTTCTCTCCTTCGGCTCGATGATGATCGAGATACCTGTCTTGTCCCACTGCGTGTTTGTCTGACTCATCCGGGCCTCTTAGTTCACAACTGCGGCGGCGAGGTCACAGGAAGCGAAGAGGTCTCGACTAACGATCTCGATATCGAAGCTTTTGAAGACGATATTTCCTACTGGCTGGAGCGTTGGAGCTTTACTGATGAAGCATCGGAAGAAGGGATCTGCGGTTGAGGGGCTAAACTGCAAGCGCGACTCGCCGTACAAGCTCAACTCGTTTACCAGGTCTTCAGCAGAGGGCATCTGACCGTTGGCGGTTCCGATGGTGTAGCTAGCGTAGGTAGCGAGGTCGTCGTAGTAGGCATACTTGAGCTGCACCTTGGGCGAATACCCTTTGACCTTCTTTCGCTTGGAGCCATCCAGCAGCTCAACCAGCTGGGTTCCTCGTTCATCCCATGAGAGCGTGATGCCGTCCTGGAGTGGAACCGGAAGGTAGAGGGTCTTCACGACTGAGAGGTAATCGGTGCTGAGGATTTGGAAGCGTGGCGAGGTTGCGCCAAATGATGTAGACAAGCTCATTGGGTTGGGGATTCCTTACTTCAATTGTCCTGCCAAGTTTTCTTAGTACGCCTGAAGCAGCTTGATGTTTGCTTTGCAGTCAGCGAGTGAGTAATTCACGGACATGACATGCCATTCAGTCGTCTCGGAGTTGATCTTGATTCGTTGTAGGGGCTTCAAGGTTTCGTATGGAGCAGCACCCTGCCCTGTGTAGCTAACTTCGAGGTCTCGGCCCATTCGGGGTTTGCCGTAGAAGTCCGCGTAGTCCGCAGCTAGAGAGGCACACTGAGAAGTCGTGGTCACGTAATCCCCACCACTCAGCTCGAATGACTTGCCACCACGCTTGATGGTGCTCAGCTCGTGCATAGGATCGTTCGATCCAGCGGGTAGCCAATACCAGCTGGTGTCATCGTCCACGCCCTTTACCTCGAACAAGCTGAAGAAGCTATCCGTTCTGGTGGTCGTCTCGGATTTGATATCCAGAGGAACTACCGTGGCGGCTTCGGTAAAGTTGCGGCTTAGGATCTGCAAGACAGCTCCATCACCTGGTAGAGCCATAGCGTTCTGAGCGATGCAGAGATGCTCGATCAGATCCAACGCAGAGCTATCGGGCTTGAAGCGTTCAAATGTGTCTGTGACCTTCGTTGAGATCTGGAAGATTCGTCCTCCAAGGATCCCGAATAGGCGAGTAGAGGTGGGGTCTTTAAGGGCTCTAGCGATGCTGTAGCTGCCATCGGCGATCTTCTCTGGCTGAATCGAGGGTGGAGCGAGAGCGTCTGGATCGAGATTGAATAGCCATACCTCATCGAGGATCTCTGGCTCTGCAGCATTGGAGTCCTTGATGTAGCGAATGTTTCCAAGGATGTACAGCTGGGTGCTACTCATTGCGGTCAGGGTGGTCTCAAAGAAGCGGAACTCCTTGAGCGTCTGGTTGTTCGGAAGGTAGACCTTTGGAATGTAGCTGTCGATGTGGAGTGCAGATCCAGTCCATGTGATCTTTCCGTATGCGCCGTTCTGACCGATCAGGTAGACACCATAGGGAGTGCGGACGAGCACACCGTTCTCAAGGCCTGCTGGAGCTGCGAGGGTTGCTCCAGCTTGAGCACCGAATTCCAGGATGAGTGATCCGTTACGCTGTAGGACTAGAAGAGTGTTGGCAAGCGCGGGAAAAGCGACTCCACAAAGCGGGGTGCTGCCTACTCCCGAGCCGAGAGTCGTCCTAGCTGTCCAAGCTGTACCGTTCCAAGTATCGCTGTAGTAAGTCGTATTCGAAACCGTTGCTGAGGATTTGTTGTTCTTGACCTCGTAGCGCTTCATCGTTGAGTAGTCGTAGATGTAGAAGCCGTTCGGAGAGTCGTTCCAGGTGGTATTCGTATCGCCGAACTTCCACTCGCGGAACCATCGCGGCTTGTTTGTTCTCAGTGCGTATTCAGGATAAGTAGTGACCTCTAGAGGCATCAGTGATGAAGGAGCCGTAGTGAGGTGTTGAGTCCAATCAACCGTCTCCGTCCAGCTGGAGCCCTTCGTGTATCCGGTCTCTGGTGTTCCTGTCCATGTCTGAAGGTCAGGACCGCGCAGGGTGATGTCTGTCAGGTTGGCTTGGATGTTGTTCGGGGAGCTGATTACATCGCCAGCAGGACCACGGAAGGGTAGCCAGGAGAGGAACGGACGGCTGAAGGTGTGTGCCGTGAAGCGGGAGAAGTCCAGCACACCGCCGATGGTCAGAGCACAAGCAGTGATGATATTCTTGAAGGACTCGAACAGAACGTATTCGTAGCTCTCGGGGCTGAGCTGGAGCTTGTCCCCAATCGAGACCGCTACGGTGATTGGCTCTGTGAAGACGAGGGTGTTGGTTTCTGAGTTGATGTCTCGAATGGTGTAGGAGGTTGTTTCTTTCACCGTCAGGTGATCAACCTTGTCCCCTGGATAGACACCATTCACGCTGTCTACCTTGAGGGTGTAGACCTTAGCGGCTGCGTTGCTCTGATCGGGGACAAAGGTTTCCTTCGCCGTCAGGAAGGTGGTTGTTGAGCAGTTCGTTGCCTGCCTGATGAAGGTGTAGCTGTACTGGCTGGGGTCAAAGATCCACAGTGTGGATGCAGGAGGGTTCGGCCATAGGAAGCCGGTCAGGGTAGCGATGTAGCAGTTCGAAGTACCTTGAGGGTTTGACCCGAGCCAGACCTTCTCAACCGTATAGGTTTGAAGCGTTTCGTTGCAGTAGACACGATCTCCAGGAATGAGCCAATCGGTATCGAGGTCGAAGTAGACGACGTTATTTGCTTCTGGATGTCCCCGGTAGTAGTTCGCTCCCACGATGCACTTCGCTGTACTCAGGCCTGCCTTGGTCTTACCGAATCGTACGTTGCCAGTCGTGGAGACCACCTGGGGCAGTGATCGCTTGACTAGCTCAGTCATGTCCGCATCTGCCAGCAAGCGTGACCAATCCTGGCAAGAGAAGTCCAGATAATCCTGCTTCGAATCGCGTGTGCGCTTCATGCTATCGAGATTGACGGTGCCATAGAAGGTCGTCACTCCATCCACTTCGAGGTTCACGAATGGAGGCACCAGGCCGTCTGTCTGAGGCAGCGTTGAGGTGATCCAGTTGTAAATGCTGTCTACCTGATCAAAGAGACGGAAGGAGAGCGTTGAGGGATTGATCCTCACGAGATCGTTGCCGCCTACCTGCCAGCTCTTGTTGCCAATCGAGACAATGGAATCCGAGACCTCTAGCTGATCCTGGATTGCTCCCCTTCCGTTGTGCTTGATGAAGGCGAGTCGAATGGTGCGTCCGTAAAGGTTCATTTATGTTTCCGATTTATCTCAGGTGCTTGTCGTGATAGGTCAGTGCATCCTTAACCGCTTGAGCAGCACCAGCAGGATCGATGGAACCAATGTGGAAGGTGTTCTGGACCGATGCCGAAGCAGGATTCGAAGAAAGTGTTTGTGCAGCCATCTGTGTCTGCATTGCAGAGGTCATCTTTGAGGCCTGAGAGCTAGCAGCGATATCAGCTCCACGGACGGCGAACTTAGCAGCCCAGTCCTTGAAGTCATGCTCTGGGGCGACTACTTCCGTAATGCCGTGCTCACCAAGCAGCGTTAGCTCAGGTCCGTTGAGACCTGCTAGACCACCTGTTGCACGACCAGTAGCGGATGACTTAGCACTAGACATAGCAGCCATCATCAAAGCGATTAGGCCCATTGCGATGGCAACACCAACGAATGGGATGCCGCTGTGTGCTTTGAAGATTCCAGAGGTTGCTTCAACGGTGTTGCTGGCTGTCTTCGTTCCCGCTTCCGTCTCGGACTTCACGGTATCTGTGGTGTTCCAAGCAGACATGACCTTCTTCATTGCCCAAGCTGCCAGCTCCTTGGCGAGCATGTCACTGATGGCCTTGATGACCGTCTGCTTCAATCCATCCCACAGTTGCTTCATCTTCTGGTTGAAGCTCATGCCACGGGTCAGCATTGACTGGAAGGCGTTTGATAGGGAGTCGGTGATCGCCTTCCCGACTGAGGAGAAGATCGTTCGGACTTCCTTTGCAGCAGTGCGGTTGTAGTCAACCCAATCCTGTAGCCCTGCCTTCATGTTCTCGTATGGGTTCTCGTTGGTCTGTTCCTTCTCGATGGCGTAGTTGCCCTGCTGGGAGATCAGCTCGTACTTCTTCTGAAGTAGTTCGATCTGCTCCTCGAGCTGCTGGGTCTCGATCTTCTTGGAGGGATCGTTCTCTACAAGGATGAGCTTGGCATTCAGGATCTTTTCTTCCAGGTTCAATTCCTGGAGGGCGAGTTCAAGCTTCTTCTGAAGGTATTCGGTCTCGGTCAGCTCACGCTTGTCGCGCAGCTGGTCGAGCTTGTCTAGCTTGAGTTTGAAGTTTGCCTGTTCTAGAGCTTGCTCCTTCTGGAGGGCATCCATCTTCAGCTTGAGGATCTCTTCTTCCTTCTTGCGTTCCAGTTCGATGGTCTGCTTGTGGGCATCCTCAAGACGCTTCTTGTCTCCGATGTAGGTCTTAGCGATGAATGCTTCACGGGCCTTAGCTAGTTCGATCTGCTTGTCGAAGTTGTGTTCTGCTGCCTTGATGTCAGATTCGTACTTGGCTAGCTCGGCTTCCTTCTCGTTGAGGAATCGCTTCTGAGTGTCGGACTCCATGAGCTTGTTGATGCGATTGGTGATCTCTCGCTTCTGGTCTGCATTCAGGCCGTGACGGTTGATCTCCTTCCTGAGGAAGTCAGCTTCCAGAGCATCTGTGGTGATCCAAACCTCTCCGGCGTCACGAGCTTCCTGAGCACGGATTTCCTTCTTGCGCTCTACAGCTCGCTCCAAGGCCTTCATTGCCTTTTCGTTGTCTGCTGCACCGCCAGTGCCGTCACCAATGCCCTTCTGCTTCTCGATTTCGCTGCCCTTGGTTGCCAAGTCAGCGAAGTTCTTGCTGTCCAGAACGTGCTGGGCAATCACCTGATGGAGCTCGGACAGCTCTTGGAGCTTGGCTCTGAGGGCTTCGACCGAACCTTCGACGATGTCCTTAGACAGCTCTTGGATGTCTGCCTCGAGGCGCTCTGCCTGGATTGCTTCCTGCTGAAGCAGCTGGTCGGTTCTAGCTCGATCGTTTGCATACCCTTCCTGCTTGGTCTTCAAGTAGGCGTTGTATGCATCGCTGGCCGTATTGTATCCATCGTTGATCTTCTGGAGGTATGGAATCAACTCAGGATTGATATCACCGATACGGGCCTGGAGAGCACCAGAACGCTTGTCGTCCTTGTTCGCCATTGCCTTAGTCAGCTCTTCGACGTAGCCCTTTGCCTTCTCGGTTGCATCGACGGTCTTCTGAAGCTGCTCACGAATCTCCTGCTGTGACTCCTCGAAGGCCTTGCTCATCTTCTCGAACCAGAGCATCAAGCCAGCGATGCCAGCGATAGCGATAGCGATCATTCCGCCAGGACCGAGGGTGGTCATGAGAGCGGAACCAAAGCTGCTGATACCTGTCACACCTTGCATTGCACCCAAAGCCATCTGGACGCGGATCATCTGGACGAAGTTCTGCATCGGTGCAATGACCTTCGTTAGGGCTCCGAAGAGACCTGCGTTGGCTGCTAGACCGATGGCGGCACCGAGAGCAACGATCTTGACGGTGGTGTACTCGAAGGCCTTTGCGACGGAATCGAAGACAGAAATGATCTTCCCTAGTGCATCAGGCCCTGTCTTGTTGAACCATGCTCCCACGCGGATAAGCTCCGGCATCAGGCGGTCTCCCACCTTTAGCTTGGCGCTCTCTACTACCTCGCTGAAGTCCCTCATCTCAGCGCGATACTTGGAGACCATCACTTGACGGTCAGGACCGAAGACGAGCCCTAGTCGATCTGCCTTCTCACGGGCCTCATCCATGACGCCGGAAGTGATCTTGAGGTACTTACCTGCATCGGCCCAACCCTTACCGAACAGCTGGGTCATGACCTCGTTGCGCGAGACACCCTCAGTGAAGTCCATCAGTCGGTTGGAGGTGTTCTCCATGATCGACTGGTAGTCCAGAAGGTTGCCGTTGCTGTCCTTGGTCTGGATTCCGTACTTCTCGAACTTGTCTCCACTGGAGGCCAAGGCCTTGGTGAGCTTGGCGACCATCGACACGTATCCATCGGTGTCCCCGTAGACGCTATTGATCGCCACACGGAGAACTGAGGCCTGCTCGGAGCTGATGCCCATCACTCGGGAGAGCTTGGCGGTCTCCTTGCCCATCTCCACAGCGCCTTCGATGGCACCCTTGAAGACAGCTCCACCAGCCAGGACAGCGCCAACGGTTGCTAAAACACCTTGGAAGCTACCGAGCTTTGAGGTAAGAGAGGTGAAGCTGGACTCCATCTTGTTCGCGGAGTCCTGCACTGCACCAGTTGCTTTAGTGAGTTCGCTTACAAGACCGGTCGAGTCACCAGAGAGAATTACTTTCAGTTCGTTGTCGTTGCGTGCCATTTCATACCAATAGATGACTTCGAATTAAGTAGTGCTGACCCTACGCATGGTTGGTTGGAGCGTGTTGACTGGAGCTGTCGCCTCTTCTTCAACGCCTAGACCGTAGTCGCGGGGGTCTGGTGGGTCTGGTGCGCCGTCTTCGCAGTGGACGTATGCGGGGAAGCGAGCGGACCAGCAGAGTTCATCGTGCTTGTAGCGATCTAGCGAATCCTTCATTCGAAGGTCTTCAAGGATGAAGAGAGCTTCTCTGAGAGGGACTCGCTTCGCTTGTGACCAGCCACCTACAACGGGAGCGATGCGGCGGGTTAGCTCGCACCCTACTTGATGGGTCCGAGGATCTGGCTCGTCTCGGCCCTTGCCGCCTCTAGAGCGTTTAGAAACTCTGTGGGCAGCAGACGGTGAGCTTTCGAGAAGCTGATCCACTCGTCGAAAAAACTGGAAAGTAGCGTCTCCGATTCATTCTTGGGTAGACGCTTCATCTCCTTCTTGAGCTGTGACATAGCTTCTGGCTCGTCCAGCTCGTCGTCTGTTGCCTTGACGATTGCCAGCAGTTCGATTTGAGCGTCGAGAGTGGAGAAACCAAGGTTCTGCTGTTCGGTAAGCTTGAAGAGCTTCTCTTTGAACAGGTCGTAGCGATAAGTACTAATTACCATTTGGGTGTTGCTCCTTGATTAAATTGTCCTGCCTATTTTCTTTGTTCCGTTGTCTAGTAGCTATTCGCTTAGCAACGTGTTCTGGAGATTGCTCGGTGAAATTGGATGCTTGCCCGATGTAGGACTTTCCATTCACAGTGTTGAGGATGATGTAGATGCCAGAAGCCATATGCTTCTAACAGTCCGGGCAGTTTTCACATCACAAAAAGACGCCCCCAATTGGGGGCGTCTTTGGACTGCGTGACCACTAGTTAGAGGCCTGCTGCTGTAACCTCGTCAATATCGTAGAGTTCTGCGCGAAGTGTGTCGGGGTTGACGCAGCCAGCATCAGGGATCAAGGAGAACTTGACCTTGGCGGTGGCGAGATCGGTGCCCTTCATGTCGAACTTGATCTCAGGATCGATGGTGGCGCAGTAGGCCAGAACGTGCTCGAACTCACCAGGGAACTGAGTGGAGGGGATCTGGACCATCACGACGTAGCGATTGGCGACAACCTGTCCACCAGTCGAGAGTGACTTACGACCGGCCTTGCCAGTAGCAGCGGTGATGGTCGTCAGCTGACCAGTGGTGCTGGAGAGAACGTCCTGAAGGTGAGCGACGTCAGTGTCGTTGAAGGTCACTTCAATGCTGCCTTCGAATGCACCATAGCCGACAGTGGCCTTTGCGCCACCCATGCCGGTCTTGGCGATGGCACTGGCCTTGAGGTCAACACTGACACCCTCACCAGCGAGGTCAACCCACGGCTTCACACCGCCGGCCATACCCTTGCGGATATCACCATCAGTGTAGAAGAGACCGTAGACGGCCTTGCGAGCGAGAGCGAGGGTTGCCTGACCAGAAGTGGTAGTTGCAAGCCAAGGTGCTAGATACACCTGGCAGTTGCCGACGCGGTAGTACGAGGAACGCTGTTGAGCGGTTGCCATTATGCAATCTCCTTAGATTGAGTTTTTGGTTTGAGGGTTGTGAAAGTAGAAAAACCGGACAGCACGATTAGCTGAAGCTCAGCGTCCGTGACTTCTACTTCGTCGCCAGGGCCGTAGTACAAGCTGTTGAACCCGAGGGAACCGCTGTCTTTGTTTAGTTGGATCTTCAAGGACGCCACCTGTATGTGATCTGGAATGAGAGAACTTCTTTGCCTGTGTTGCCTTCGCTCAACTGCTCGTCTGGTAGACCCCACATGCGGTCAATCAATCTGGTTTTCATCCAGGCGGGGAAGACGTTTGTGTAGAGAGAACTAATCACCAGTGCAGACGTGTCCTTCGTGGTTGATTCCACTAGGCCTGTTGGAACTGGAACGATGACTTGAACTTCGAAGGTAAAGATTCGTGTCTGGTGCCCCATTCCTGAGTCCTGAGTTGAATCTGATTGCGGACTGTCGGATGTAGCGATGAGGCAGACGATTGGAAGAGTGTCGTAGGAGAAACCATTTACTCGATCTCTAGAAACCGGAACCGTGAGCGCAGTGCTCAGGAGGGATTCGGCTTGGTCGATGATCTCGGAAGGGGTTGTGAACACTTAGGGCTTCAGTTCTTGGAGATGGAGCTTGGTTTGGAGACCGTCTTCTTCGAGCCAGATTTTCAAGACGGTGTAGTTCGTGTTGCCGATTGCGATTGCTTCCTTCTCTTTGAGGCCTGGAAGCTTGCCTGTCTCGTGCGTGAAGGTCTTCGACGTACCGTTGACGGCCACCGAGTACTTCATGTTGTCTTCCATCGAAACCATGTCGAAGTGGCCGTATGTAGTGGCTCCCTTGTAGGAAGCCACTACACCGCCAGTTGCGCGGAACATACCCTCTAGGGGGAAGCTCCAGGTCATGCTTACCAAGCGATCGAGATGTCGAGATCGTTCAGGACGGCGAAGCTGTCGTAGCGCTCGAAGCCGATGTTGTACTCGTGGAAAGCAGTAACAACGATCAAAGCGTTACCAGCGGTTGCAGCAGAGGTCTCATCGACCACGAGCTGCATGGGTCCGAACTCAACGAAGAAGGAATCGCTGAAGTTGCCGAAGACCAGGCCGTGTTCCTTGACGCTAGCACCCATCGTGTGGGGGACGTTCTGAGTGCGGAGCACATCGTAGCCGTAGGACTGACCGTCCTTGATGATGGCTTCGTAGATGTTCGCGGGTTTGGCGACGTTGACGGACTTCCAGTACACACCAGGGGTGGTGATGAACTTGGCACCGGTTACGTCTACGTTCTTGTTCTCAACGGAGGCGATCAGGTCTGCTAGGACAGCAGCAGTGAGCTTCTTGGAGCTGGAGGTTCCGACTGCGATGTTGTCAGCAGCGGCCTGACCGAAAATACCAGTCGTGCCATTGGCCTGAGCCAGACCAAAGTAGTCAGCATCCATCTTGCTTGCGAGGGTGGCGCGCATGCGGCCTTCGACCCAAGCGTTGAGGTTCTCAGGCAAGCTGTTTAGGGCCTGACGAGAGAAGGGCACCTGATCCATGACGGTCTTAGGCGTCAGGGTTACGGATTCCCACTGGATGGTGCTCTGTGCGATTGGAGAAGCAGGGTTCTCAGCGATGAACTTCGGGTTGGGAACGGCCTTCTCACGCATGAAGACGTAAGCAGCGGTTGGGCTGTTGCGGACGCCGACACCGGCCTGCATTGCTACGGACTTGGGCAGCAAGAAGGGAACGGTTCCACCGTAGGTGGTAAGACCGGCGTAGACATCACCCTGGTTGGTTGCATTCAAGGCGATAGCGCTTGCGTTGCTAGCACGAACGCCAGCAGAAGCAGCGCTGATGCGGTTGTCGATCAGGATGGCATTGGCGCGAACGCTCTTGCCGCCCTTGTCGCAGATGGAGCGAAGCTCTTTCTGTACATCCAGTTCAAAGCCAACACTCTTGGTGTCGCCAGTGAAGCGGGATTCGATCAGCTTGCCAGCGTCGAAGCTACGCTTCTCGGCCTTCATCGTGTCAACGATGCCGTCCACTAGGGACTGGTAAGCGGTGTTGATGGGCTCGGGCTGGGCCTTGTGGGTCTCCACGAGTGAGCGGACGGCACTGGTTAGGTCGCCCAGCTGTTCTTTGAGGTTCTCATCCATTACAATGGACTCCTTATTGGTAATGCCGACTTCAACTGTTGAATCGGTATTGGTTTGTTCCTGAGTTGTTGGTTCTTCTGGCTTTGTAATTTCGGGCGTGACTGTCTGAGCCCTAACAAGAGCGTCAATTTCGAGGTAGGTGCTGTCGCCTGTAAGCGAGCGAAGCACTCCAACGCTGTCGTCTACTGGGATGGCTACGGAACTGATCTCGTAGGGTTTCCAGTTGCGAATTTTTACGATTGGGATTCCATCATTATCCCCTACTATTTCTCCAGTGGCATTTAGGCATGTATAGCCAAAGCTGATGTCCGTTGCGATACCGCCAACCATGTCGCATTTGCGCGTCTGTGCCTCTTCTGAAGAGCCAAAGTAGATGTCTGCATAACCAAGACCGTTCTCGAAGCGGACGTTGCGAGCACGACCGATCAATCCCTTAGGGTTGTGATCCATCAGGAACGGCAAACCGTTGCCGACCCTAGACAGGTCTACATCTCCAGGATCGTGGCTGAGCAGTTCGTAGTAGGGCTTGCCATCCTTTGAGGTGCGCTGAGCAAGAGCTTCACTAGAGAAGCTAATGGTGATGAATTCACCGTTATCCTGCACACTCGTTAGGTCTGACTCGGAATGATCCAGGCCGGGTTCAATGTTCTTTTCATCGAGCATCAGCTGTCCTTCGACAGTTGCGGCCATGGCTCTGCTATCGCTCTCGGCGACTGTGATTTCTAGTTCCATTTCTATTCCTTAGCTGCTGCGCTTGGAGCTTGAGTTGGTTCTGCCACTGGCTCTGCGTCTTCAGCACCAGGTGTCTTTGCTTCCTGCTTCACCTCTGCGGCTGGCTCAACTTCTTGAGCACCAGGAACGGCGATGGGAAGGATGTCTGCGAACTGAAGGCCAAGCTCTGCGGCGAACTTCTTCTCTTCAGCTAGGCGCTCGAACTCCATGCGGTAGTCGAGTCCTCGGTTCTGATAAATGTTGCTGAAGCTAGTCAGACCGTTCTTGAGCTGCATGACGTTTGCAGTCGCCTCATCCACTGGCTGCATGTATTCCCAGCCGCGAGTGATCCATTCCCAATCCAACGTGTCCAGGTTGCGGACTGAGGTGTAGGACTGAGTTGCATTCGTCTTAGACCAAGCGATGAAGAGGGGCTCAAGCAGAACGTCGATGAACCATGTCTGGATGCACTTGAAGTGATCGCGCTCTTCCTGGAGGCCGAGGCGACCAGCTGAGAAGTTCACGTTCTCAAGGTCAGAAGCGAGGATGTGGTAGTTGATATTCAGACCAGAGGCCACACCACGCAGAGCAGCGCGAACAAAGTCAGCGAAGTTGCCTGAGGGATGACCGGACTCGAAGCGTTTTACATCTTCACCAGCGTTCAGGTATTGAACAGAGCCAGGATCGAGCGAGGCGTTGCGAACGATTGCCGTCTCAGCTTTACCTGTAGGGGTGATCGTTACATCATCGACATTGACCGGAGCTTCCTTGTCCTGAGTAATGAAGGCGAGCGTTGCGGAGGCGACGAGAGCAGCAGCGTTTTCATAACGCATGTACTCATCGAGGAGCTTGAGGTGCTGGAAGACAGGAGCAAGCCAGCTCGTGCCGCGATTAGCGGTCATACGAGTAGCGCCCTGCCCCACCTTGTAGACATGGAGCACTTCATTGGCCGGAATACGAATCAGCTTCGACCCCATTCCACCGTCAGATGGGTGAGAGGTGCGGAAGTGGTAGGCAGTTGCCTTGCCCCAGCGGTCTACTTCGACGCCTAGAACTACCTGGTTCTGCGTCGTGGGGTTGATCCAAGCCATCGTCTCATCGAGGAAGTCAGCATCAAGCAGTTGGACCTGGAAGCCATACTTGCCACCGGGAACCATGCGAACGAAGACCTCTCCATCGAGAGCAGTCGTCTTGAGGATCTGAGAGCAGGCCTCAAGCATGGTGGTTCGGCCATCAACACAGAAGTGTTCTGCGGTGCCGAAGTCCTTCCATGAGTCCATCACCTTCTTATTGGCGACGGCATGAAGGTTTCCCTCTCGCGTCTTGATGTTGGCTCGCAGAGCGATGCCACCAGGACCGAGGATTGAATTGCTTAGATATGTGAGGTACTTCGTGACGTAGGGAACCTGCTGGAACAGCGAACGTGCAGAAGCACGGACCTGTTTCGATTCGTTCTGGATGTCACGGTTGGCAGAGATGATCGTTCGACCATCCCAATTCAGCATTCCTTCGATCTTGTCATTGAAGAAGCTGCGGATCTGCTTTGGCTGAACGCGAGGGAGGCGAGCTTCTGGAGCTACCTCGGTCTGCTTTTTGATGAAGAAGTCACGTAGACGGTTCGCCATTAGACACCTGCCTTGAAGAGCAGAGTTCGAGCGAAGCCGTTACCCTTGCCGCGTTCTTGGAGCACGAGACGTGCGTAGTAGTTGCGTACCTTCATCAACTGATCGAGTGGGTACGACTGAAGTTCACGCCCGTTGAGGACCATTTTCAGTTCGAGAGATGAGGCCTTCCCGAGCATGTAGTTCTCAATAGCTGCGAACGTCTGTTCCGCAACTGAGGTCGAGCGTGTGTCGAATGACTGACCAGCAGACACGAGCGCTAGGTTCTGCTGAACCTGCACCTTCCCGGACTCAAGCACCTTCTCGAATCCGGGGTCAGTCAGGACGACTTGATAGACGACATTGCCCTGTTGCAGGGTGGTGGTATCGGCGGCGGAGAGGTTGAAAGTGACAGTGACGTAGGGTCCGCTATGGATCGTTGAGGTAGCGATAGAGGTCACGCCAATGGTGGCGAGGTCATTCGCTAGGACGACTTTGTATGCAGATGGGAGAGCTGATGCGCCTTCTGGAATCTCAAAGGTGGAGTCCCAGGTGATTGCTTCACCTCGATAAAATTGGGTTGGAATGGACACTCAGTTAGCTCGTATGGGTTGACTTCATTATCCTTGCTGTTTTTCGTTATCGTCTTATTGCTGCTAGCTTCGATGCAAAGCCACCACCTACTGCTGGACGTTTGAATGGGTTGATCACTTGAGATGCTGGAGCTGCTACTGGTTCCGATACTGGTTCCAGTTCTGCCTCTAACAACACGCTGTCGTCTTCGTCCTGCTGAGGTGTGAAGGAATCCACGAACGCATCGATGTCCACCTTCTGGTAGTCGAATGCAGCGAACGCATACACGAAGCAGTCAAGTGCCTCATTGCGCTTCGAGTCGTTGATCTTCTTCCACTCAACTCCGAACTTTGTAGCGACTCGCTTCTCACTCAGGAGCTGCTCGAAGTAGGTTGCGTCAATGCCTTCGCGGATTGGGAAGTGAACGAAGCCAGGATGCTCGGGGTTCTTCACGCTCATGCGACCGAAGACAAGGTTTTTGGCATCGTTCACATTGATCTGGACGCCGTTGGTAACGACTGAGCCCTGCTTGTTCTTCGTTCGTTTGGGAGCGTAGGTAGGCCCAGACGCGACACCCTTGATCGGATAGATGGACAGTCCGAGCTGACGGAAGCGGTAGCACTTGCGCTGGACGACTTGAGTTGCATAGCGGGAGTCCATGAAAGCGCGGGAAATCTTCATCTGAGATCCGCTTTCATGCGTGAAGGTCTTCGAGGCATAGGCGAAGAACTGATCCCATACCTGATCAACCATCACGTTCGGGTTGCCCTGTAGGATCTTGTGTTCGATGACGTAGGTTGTGTTGTCCCTGCCGTGGCCTAGAACAGTCATCTCAAGGCGATCACCCTGAACGTCAGCACCAAGCGTTAGGTAGCCGACACCATATGGGACTTCGGCATCGTAGGGCTCGACACGGCCATTGAGATCCGAGGTGCGGAGGTCGCCTTCCTTGAACTCGAACGGCTCACCGAGGGTGGTCTGTGACCACTCCATGAGACCTTCTGGCGTAGCGGAGAGACGAAGCCATTTCTTAGCCAGCTGTTCCCATGTTGAGGATGGGAACAGCGAATACAGCTCTGACAGATGGAAGCTGGCGTGGTCTTTGATCTCGGGATGCGAGGGAACCCACTGCCCAAGCTGCATGATCTGTTCTCGATGCGGCTGTGAGATGTGTCCGTTGCAGCCAATACACTCGTAGTAGGCCTGATCGCAGCGGTACTCGTTCCCCTCTTTCGGGATCTTTAGCCGGTAGATGCCAGCTTCATCCCGCCAAACAAGCCGCTGTAGAAGGCCGCAATGAGGGCATGGAACATGGAAGTAGCACTGATTTCCCTCCATGAACGCTGTTTCAATCTTGCTAATTGACTTAATCTTGGGAGTGCTGATGCGCATGATCTTGCGATCTGCGAACGTCTTAGAGCGCTCCATGACGATGTTTACAGGGTCGCCTTCATCGTGGAAAACACCGAAGTCATCGATCTCATCCATCAGAACGACCTTGCAACTCATCGAGCGAAGGTCAGAACTGGACTGAGCACTAGCGATTGAGATCGATCCACCGGGGAGCTTCTTGAACAGGAGGGAGTTGCCACCACTCTTGTCTTTGTTTGATCCGAGGACGTTCTTCAGCGCTGGGCTGTAGTCGAATAGCTCCTGGAGCTTGGTCTTGCTGAACTTCTCACCAGAGCCAGCGGTTGGGTAAACGATGATGATATTTTGAGGATCAAGGTGAGCGTGGTAGCCGAGGATGATCAGCATCAACGTCGTCTTGCCTACCTGCGCGGACGACATCATCGAGAGGTGGCGGACCTCTGGATCTGAGTAGGCCTCTAGGATTCCCTTCTGAAAGGGAGCCATGTCGAACGAGTAGCTACCCTTGATGGCGCTGGACTGAGGCAGAACGTAATACTTCTCGGCCCACTCAGCAGGAGTTAACTGCTCTGGTGGGGTGAGGGAGTCGATGAGGTTCTGGAGTAGATCCAGTGTTCCTTTACTCTTGATCTTCATTCGCGCCTTCGATCAACCGAGCGATCGAAGACGTCATGTCCAGGAGGGTCTTGTTGACTTCCTTCTCTGCGATCTCTCTCTTCCTTGCATGCGACAGTCCCTCAACGAAACGAGTCGCCAACGTGTCCGGTAGGCGCAGCAGTTCGCCACGACAAGTCAGGACGACGCTGTTCAGAGCGAACTCCAATTCCTTACGAGGAATGAGAACGCGCATGAGCTTGTCGAGCTTCACCTGTTCCTGCTGCACCTTGATCTTGCGAAGGTTCAACTCCTCTGTGTCGAGATCGTTCCTCGTGACGAGGCGAACCTGTTCAGCACCCTGCACTGCATGACCCTTGTATGCGCCACGGCCCGATTGAACGTAGGCGATATACCAAGGGAAGAACTCTGACCACTGGATGTAGCGGACGCCCTTGTCGTTGGTGTAGAAGGGGGCGCCACCGTCTAGGTAATCCTTCACCGTTCTAGGTGCTACGCCGAGGAGCGTAGACAGATCCTTAGAGGTGAGACGGTTCAGGTCTACAGCAAGGGTCAACACGGGCAGCGCTATCGCAAGGGGTTTAATGGTTTTAGATTTTTGAGGCATATATTGGTGGTATTAGCTTCCTATAATTGTCAGTGGATTCGTGTATTTAGCGGTTATTCACGATATTGATCGATATCTTCGACAGCAACCTAAGTTTGAGGCCTCATAGAGACACTAAGGGGTGGCTATGAGCTGCGCTAGAGGCGGCATCACATAGACGGCTTCGGCTCATTGCGAATGTCTCCCTTGATGTATGTCGTCCTCGTCTCTGCATTGCGACTACGTACAGCAGCCAGGGCTAGTGCTAGGTCTGCCTCTACCTCCTGCATGAATAGCTCAGCCGAGGCCTGGTCCTGCTGGATGAATAAGTCCCAGTACTCCTTGCTGATGAAGTCCTCTAGGTGAGCCAGCACCAGCCGCAGTCGCGTACAACCCTCCCTCATCGAGCACCTCCACGCTTGCGCGTGCTAATGCTCTCGTCCGGAGATGGGGACGCAACACGCGGCTTGCTAGCCAGTAGGGCTTCGATCTCTAAGGTGAGGCGTTTAATGTATGAGTCGTCTGGTAGCGGGGAGGTCTCCATAGCTACCTCAAGGCAGGGGTGCATACCCTGCCAGAACTCCTCAGCGAGCGTAGGGGCGTACTGTTTCATCTCCAGGTATTCCTGGACGATCTGTAGGTGGAGTTGGTTCAGTAGGTCTAGTGAGCGGCTCATCGTTTCCTTGTCTTCATGGCTTGTGCCATTGCATCTGAGAAGATTTGTGAGTAGTTGTCGTTGATGACCTTCGTAGCTGTATCAACGAAGTGCAGGAGTGCGGGTACGCGAGTCCTCTTAAGCAAGCGATATATCGTTCGATACTTCGCAGAACGACCCTTACCGATCCTCTGCCTAACTGAGATCGTTCCGTCTGGCCTTTTCACCATGAACGTTCCCTTATCGCCTACGACTTTGTTCCCATCACGATGGAGATGCAGATTCTTAAATTGAAGTCCATTGCCTCTGGAGAGTTTGCCTAGCACAGAGCGGACAGGGACGACTAGCAGGCCTCCTGTATTACTCGTTTTGAACCCGCCGTCCTCGAACCTCTGAGTCATCTGACGGTCTTGCAGCACAGAGATGACGACGTATTGCTTTGTGCGGTTAGCTCGGTCTTCCTTTGTGATGCGGACACCATAGATGAACCAAGTGCCTTTCACATCGAAGTTCTTCCTCATCAGCTCTCGCTGGGTGTTCTGGACTAGCGTTGCTGTCTTGTTTAGAGCTAGAGACATCGCAAACGGCAGTTGGGTCTGTTCCTGCTCGGATAGGTTCCTGAGCAAGTCCTGTCTGTCTATTTGAATCTTGATCTGCATCAGTAGGGCTCATATCCGGTTGGCGTCTTGCGAAGTGTCACTACTCGGTTGCCACTGGCCTTATGGCTGATGTGGAGCCAGCTCGGCTCACGAATAAGCTGGTCGAAGTCGTCCACACCCTCTTGGAGGTGCAGCACTGCCTCATCGAGGTCTTCAGTGGGAACGAAGTCGAGCGCCTGCGCCTTCATGTGCTGACTGCCTTTGGCACCCTTGACGACTCGGTTGAGCGCTTCAGTGCGAAAGCCAGAATCGAACTGCTTGACCCCAACCACTGGCTCGACAGAATCGTTGAACCAATCGATATAGGCGATTGCGTCTGGTAGGAGAGCGTCTGGTAGCGAGTTGTCTAAGCCACACTGCTTTGCTTTGTCTGAGTGTTGGAAGATGGATAGATCGAGCTTCGTCATAGGTATTGGTCAATCTGTTCTTTCAAGTGATCAATGAGTGTCTCAAAGTATTCGCAATCAACCTCGTCACCAAGGATCGTGATGCGGTAGGAGTTGTTGGCCCACTCTAGATGAATATCTAATTCCCTAGGTTTCATGTTTTATCCCTTACAGGCAAAGCTACCGAAGAGTTCCTCGGCTTTGGCCTTGTATGCTTCGTGCGCTAGTTCTGGAGTATCGAAGAGTCCAAGGTAGTAGTTGTGGTTTTGGTGTTGGATTTGGGACATCCACTTGTTTGCTTTCTTACTCCAACAAACCCCTTTGAATCCCGAAGTATTGTTTTTGAAAGTGGATCTATTCGCTAGATTCTGGCTGTAAGTAGCTAGTCGTAAGTTTGATCGACAGTTGTTCAATGGGTTCTGATCAGCGTGATCCACATGCAAATTAGGGAAACCCAATAGCAGTCGATGCATTGAATAGTCGCAGCGTTTACCACACTCCATTACGACAGTTGTTGCGTACCTTTTACTGTCTAAGTGCCAACGGTGCTCACCAACCAACTCTAGGTCTTCGAGGTCAACCGTGCAGACGCGATCCTTGATCTTGATGTGAACGACATCGCCTTCGACTGTGTGTTCGTTGAAGTTCTCTCTCATTGCGATTCCTCTGGTGTCTAACACAGGTGGCGAACAAGAATGAGAATCCCGAGTATGGATGAGCCAATAGCTAAGCTAATTACGAAGCTCAGTGCGATTTCTACGGTGCCCTTTGCGATTGACTGGATGAATGACATTTGTAGTTCCTCCCTACCCCTTAGCTTCCTGGAGGATTCTTCAACTCTGTTTTCCATGCAGGCAGACCTCCGCTGTATGCGCTTCTGATCGGCCTGTAGAAGCCCCATTTCTGCTGAATTGACGTTGCGTCGATATCCACAGTTTCTGCGGATTCCGTATGCGCTGATGGAGGTGTAACTGCTCTATTTACAGGGCGAAATAGTTTGTTTTCTGATGGATTTCCCTGTGCCCTGATCACCTGTTTCCTGAAGAAAGTGGGGGCTAAGGAGGTCAGTCATGACCAACAAAATCGAAGCCAAGCTCATCGCCGCCACCAGCAAGGCGATGGAACTCATCAGCACCGGTTCAACCGAAGTGTGGTCCTCACAGTTGGGAGACCTCACCAAGAAGCAGTTCATCACTGTTCTGCTTCGCCTCAACAACACCGGCTTCAAGGTCCAGCACATCACCAACAGCTACGACAACGGTTTCGTTGTTGTGAAGAAGTAGGAGCAGAGATGCGGAAACCTCAGTTCATCACCGATCACTACGAATGGAGCCACGGAAAGCCGCCCTCAGGGCGTGGGACGTGGGCATTCGGGACGAAGAGCAACCCGGACGTTCTCAACACGAAGGAATGCTTCTTCACCACCTGCAACACGCTCTACAGCGAAGCGAAGAAGGAAGCCGCTCAGTGGGCCGTCAGGAACGAAGAACCCCTCATCTACGTCCTTCCCTAGGAGCCACCATGCAAGCGAGTGAAGCGTTCTACCAAGCAGCACACGTCTTCGGACAGGCCTACCGTAGAGGAGAAGTGTGGGCAGTTGAACTCGATCAGCACTACAACCAGCGAGGTATGGCGACCTGCCCCATCAACACCTGGACCGCTGCTGAGCAGAAGAGGTTCGTTGAGGAGGTCTCTAAGCACTAGACAGCACCGAACACAACAAGAGCCCGGTTGTTCAGCACCGGGCTCTTTTCTTGCCATCTCGGGTCCGTCTATTGACCCTTCCTATTCATTGTCCTACGGTTTGTCTAACTTCACTTCGAAGTGGATAGTTTAATCGACAAGGACCTTCCATCCGCAACGGTCGTAGAACTTGGCCAAGGTTTCACGATCACATGAGGCACTGCGCTCAAGGTTTCCATGCTCGAAGACCATGTATAGGACACAACCAATACAGGTGATCGCACAGAGGATGGAAGGCAGCCAGTGTGAACCTGGGATTGCCAGAGCAGCCATGTTGAAGCCAAGAAGCAGTGCGGTTGAGTTGAATATAGTCATTGAGTTCCTCCCCTTGTATTAACTATCCCTCAAGCTTTTCCAACTCGATTTCTGTACGTTCGTGGTCAGCTGCCACCTTCTCCAGGGTGAGCTTCCAGATCATCGAGTCATCGATCTCCAGAGCAGCGAATATGGCATCCACACACAGCTTCTCTAGATTCGAAGCGTCTCGCTTCTTCACTGTGCCATTCAGATTGAACCATCGGGTTGAGTAGAAGCGAATGTGGACCTGTAGGAGTCCCTCTGGTGGCTTCTCGTTGAGAGCGCGAACGATCTTCTCTACCTCGACCTTGTAGGCCCTGGCTTCGGGTGCTAGCACTCGAAACCTGCCTCGGGTGATGAAAGCGTGATTCGTGGTCATGGGTAGGCCTGGGATGCTGATCAACATGCAGGCCTAACAACAAGAGAGCCGCACGATGCGGCCCCTTGCGTAGCTGTGATCCTGATGTGAATGCTAGCTACTGATGAGTGGTTCTAACTTCTTAGCTCTCCCACGCGATCAGGTTGTACTGATGCTGGTCCAGAATAGAGTCAAGACGCTCTGTAGCGTTCTCATCGTTGTAGTCAATGAACTCCCTGAGCACATCGTTCATGAAGTTGGTGCCGCTACGAAGCTCTATGCCAACCAGTAGGCGGTCTGGATGGTTGTCATTACCTCTCACGAGAACAGGATTGCCTCGGAAGCTGTAGTGGCCTCCGGTCGTATTCTTGTTGAGGTAGTTGAGCTGCTCGGAAAGCGTTTGCATGGGTTCCTCCCCATAGCTAAGCTTCCATGCTGTTTCTAATACTCATCAGCCAGCAAGATGGTCGCTACGCGAGTGGTGACCTGATCATCAGCTGGGTCTTCTGAGTAGAATCTAAGCTCTTCTTCAGCCGCATACATATCCCACTTTAGATAGAACTTGGTCTCTCCTAGTGTGAGCATAAGCATGTCTCGCTCACCCCTAGGATCGATGTCGTCCGAATCCTGCTCAGGACCGCAGAGGAGCGCTGCAACCGCCTCCATACCGCGTGTATGAGCCGTTACACCGCGTGTGAGAAGCAACCGAGCAAACTTGGGCTCTGGCGCGGGTCCGGCGGCGAATCTGCGCCTCCAAAATTCATTCCTGGTTCCTATTTCGTTTCGTTCAGACATGGGTAGACCTCCTCGGCGCACCCTAGTCGCTCTGGAGGTCTCGCACCAAGAATGAGATTTTAGTTGGTAGCAGTGGGGGCCGGGTCTGCTGGCAGGATGATGAGTTCCTTCTGCTCGTAGCCGACATAAGCGCCGTAGCTGTTCTTACCATTGATCTCGTAAGTGACCATCCAACCGTACTGGTAGCCACCCCCATTGATCAAACCTTTATAACCAGCACAGCGACCACGAAGCTGGATGTTGCGGATCTTGATGGAGTCGGGGTCCTTCCAGTTCTTACCCGCCACTGTGTTGTTGACCAGCTTGACGATCATCTCCTGAGAGGGCTGGGGTCCGCACAGCGCGTACGTGTCTGGTGTGACCTCAGGCCTCAAGGGAGCACACCCGACGTTCATCAGGGCGGCAAGACAGATTGAAATGAAGATTTTGCTCATGTTGTTCCTCCTGGGTTCCTCTAACCCTACCTTTCAGCTTCCGGGCGAGGTCAACAGGAACGGCTCACAACGCATAGAACGTGGAAATCCGGGTTAGTAGAACCAGGAGGAACCACCAATGCGAAAACAGCCACTGCAAACACCGAAGAGGACAGTAGACATCAACATCTACCTGTCTCCAGAGCTGGTAGTCCAGCTGACACCAGAGGAGAAGTACAACCTAGCTCACTTGTGGCCGGAGGATCTTCAACGCTTCGAGCAGCAGTGGCAGATGCACCTCAGGACGTTTGGGGCTACGAACCAGTTTCCATGGAGGCCAAATCCCTGTTAGGAAAACCTAAAGGACAATTCAAGGGCTGGTTGAGGGATCAGCACTGAGAGGAAGACATGAAGGACAAGAAGTTCGTTCCACGCAAGCAGCTCCAAGTTGGTGACTGCCTGATTCGCATTGGTCTCGTTGGATTCCAGAAGCAGATCCTATGCGACAACCTTAATGACCCAAGGATCGCAGCTGCATTCAAGGACGTAGCGTTCTACAAGCAGCATGTTGGTATGAATGGGTATTGGACTCGTTGCACCGTTCCCAGTCGTGCAAAGGGTAAGAGTCGCTTAGACAAGAACGGCATCGAGAAGACAACCAAGACCCTACAGAGTGGATGGAAGCCCTTTCAACCTCTCATCCAAGCTGTAGCTGCTAGCAAGATGTTCAAGGCAGCTCACGAGGATGCCATCAACTTCTACGATGCTGACGGTCTCAACAACCAATCTGAAGAGATTCAGCAGGCAGCATTCATCAAGCTATCCCATGCACTCAAGGGAAAGGCAGTCGTCTGGAGGACAGCAAGCGGCTCACCCAAGGCAGCAATGTGGGTCAGGGACCTCTCAGTCGGCGAATGCCTCGCCTTAAACCGCGATATCCACGCTGAGGTGTTCGGAGGGGTGGACATCTATGCTCCAGCGAGGAACCACTCCGACATGACGTGTGCCTTCGCGGTCAATCAAGAGGTGCTAGACGCCTTCTGGTCCTTCTTCTCGCAAGCGAAGGAACCTATCCGAGCTGGACAGGACACAAGACCTGTCTACGTGGAAGAGATCAAGCAAACACCGGTAGGGATGGAATACCTGAAGGCCTCATGGGGAGTAGAGGTGGTAGAGGAACCCGTATGGGACTACCCACAGCACCCCTTAGCAGCTAGTAGGACTTATGAAGAGGGTGTAGAGGGAGAGGTTGAAGAGGGTCAAACCCCCAGCACCCCCTTAGCAGCTAGTAGGACTTATGGCTTGCTCCAGCACAACCTATCTAGACCTATCTATTTGGGAGAGTTACCCAAGAGTTTGTTCGAGAGGGTCTCGCTCATGCAGGAGATCGCCATCAGGTACGCGTTGTCGATGCCTGATGCGTTCCTGTCCGATGAGGGTGTGGCTCTGTCCAGTGTCATCACTCAGAAGCTAGCGTTCGAGCATTACCCTGATCGATTCAAGCCAAAGGTGTTCAAGGGGAAGGTAGATTCGTCTGCTGCTGGCAAAGCGATCAACGCTCTGGTCGCTAGGGGTGTGATGGCTTGTGCTAGTGAGGACCGCTACGACCTTGTATCAACGATTGCTGAGGTAGGTGAGGGTGGCGAATACATCGAGAGAGTGGAGAAGACGACTACCAACTACGTTCCTGGCATCCGAGCAAGAGCGTTCCGAGCTGTCCATCCTGACTTGATCGAACTAGCTAGCAAATTGATTCAAGAGAGGACTCCTGGCATCCGTGGCTGCGCTACAGCCGTTGAAGCCGCTGCTCTCTATTTGAAGGTCACTGGTAAGAGGATTGAAGACACTCCGCTAGATGGTTGCAGCAATGAGACCATCTTCCCCCTCTCCAGCTATTGCGACTCGCTGGAGGTCTTCACCGACCTCTGCTACATGATTCCCACGTTTTCAGACAAGGAAGACCGCGTGGCACGCCTCCCCTACCAGTGGGCGGCTCATCTCAGAGGTGATCGCCGCAAAACGCAGCGAAATATCGAAGGCCTGTTAAACCAGGTGACCCTTGAGGAAGGGATTCAGGAGGAGTTCGTATGAGGGTTCTAGTTGTTCCAAGTGGTCGTGCTGCTGCTAAGGTCGCAGCTGCGATCACAGAGTTGAATTTGCAGAGTGAGGAGCTTGTCTTTGCTGACTGCCCCACTGCTGCTGAGAAATATCCTGACTTCAACATCGTTGAAGGTGTAGAGATCAACGGGACGCAGAACCCGACTCTCTGGAAGCTGAATGTCCAGACCGCAGTTGAGAACGTTGACGCTGTTCTCTTCTTCATGAGCACCAGCGGACAGAACTACGGGACACTGCGAACCTTCAAGGTGTTTGCCAAAGACAAGCTCTTCTGGGTCTTCGACAACGGGTTGGCAGACGAGTTGTATCCGATCATGGAGCTGCGACCAAAGGTTGTCAGTAAGGTTGGTTCCTTCGAGCGAGCTGCTAAGTCCTTCTTCGCTTCACACAAGAAGGCGAGCAAGGAAACACTTGAGCAGCTACAGCTGATCGACCTGCTAATGGATCGAGCTTTGGAAGCTCTAGCTAGCAACAAGAACGCTTCTATTGCGCCAGTCAAGCTCCCAAGACCGAAGAGATCGGAATTGCTGGGATAATGTTATTGAGTTCGTCAGCGGTCCCTTGAACTACCAACCCCGCTGACAGGGCCAGCGAAGTTCTGGCCTGCTAGGGTAAACAGCTTCCTCCTGTACCCTAGCCACAAGGCCCCCATCAGTTTTGGGGGCCTTGCCTTGCGTGAGGAACAGAGTTGAGGAAACAGACCGGAAGATTAGCTATGGGGGAGGAACCCATGCTATTGACACCTGAACAGCGACGCTACTTAGCTCAAGAGCTTCTACTCAAGGATGATTGGATGGCATTCAACCAAGAGCTTTGGCATCTAGTTGATTGTGAGAATCCAGATCCAATCATCATGGCTTCGCTAGTGCTCAAAGAGTACCTTCCTGTGAAGCGGCTCTATGATCGCCACTTCCTCAACAAGATCCAAAAGGCCCCTGTCGAGCATGTTGAGAAGTGGTTGTGTGACATCCTTGTTTGGATCAGAGCCAACAAGTCAGCAATCGATTCCTACCAGTCAGAGCGAAGGTGGCACGCGAACCGCAGAAATATTGAGCTAAACCCGCGTTGGAAGAGGTTCCGTGAGTTGTCCAACGCGATGATGCGAGAAGAGAAGAGCTGCATGAAGTGTAAGCAGTTCAGAGGACACCTCCAGCTAGATCACGTTCGACCTGTAAGCAATGGAGGTTCCTTTTGGGATCTCCGCAACGTGCAGTTACTTTGCTCCGACTGCAATATCAAGAAGTCGAGCACCACAGCTGACTTCAGGACTGATGACTTCAAGAAGCATGTTGATGGCTTCATCAAAGAGAACACTCGGGACTACCAACTCATGTTGTGTACACCGGAGCCGGAGAAGGCCTTCTTCAGCTCTCAACCGATCCGAATGAATCGCGTCATCCAGAAGACCTTCGACAAGTCCTGCGCCTGACCATAGAGGCATTCTTCAGAGCCCCAACGCGACGTTTTTATCGCGTCGGTGGCTCTCTGGGTGCGCGAGGTCTCCCCGGAGGTCTTAAAACGTCGTTTTCGGTGTCTGGATTTACATCTCTTTTTTTTCATTTTGAACTTGGCATGTTTTTCTTCTCGTTTTTATCACATCAGCGAGAACGCCAACTCAAATTAATTCTTCTACCCAAACCCCCACCCGTGCGTGGACTTCCCGGTTTGGTAGGAGGAAGTAATGAACAACGATCAAGTCAGCAAGGTGGCAGCAGAGACGAAGCTGCTCACACTCATCGAGCTTTACGCTTCGATGCTGGTGGTAGATAGGTGGATGAAGGATGAGGACTTCAGCGATCTCACCTTCGAGCAGGTCAGAGCGATGCAGCAGGCAGAGCGCGGTTGGCCAGACAGCGATATTGATGATGATACCAATGCTGAGTACATCAAGCAGTTGGATGCCATCAGCGAAGGCGTTGTGCTTGCGTTGATGCAGAAGGGAGGTAAGTAATGAAGAACAAGGATGTAATGAAGCAGACAGTAGCCGACAAGCTCTGTCTTGCAGTGAAGAAGCGCATCTCAGAACAGAAGCGTGTAGCGAAACTGGCTCGTCGTCGTCAGCGCTATGCCGAGAAGAATGGAGGTAAGTGATGGACAAGGTTTGGTCTGAAGCATGGTTCGTGCAGATGAGTCGTCGTGGCTTCAAAGGAGATGATCCAGGAGCATTCATGCGAAGCATCGCAAAGGAAGATATCCCGAAGCAGATGGAAGAGTTCGACGCGATCTACAACGAGTTGCTTGCTGCGAAGGGAGGTGAGTGATGAAGGTAGATGGCAAAGCACTCCTAGCTCTCTGCTGCACTCCTCCTGCTAAGAAGAAGGATCGTCTCTTCACCAGCGATGTAGCAAAGCAGTTTGCTAATCTCACTGAAGACGGAGATTGCAAGCCCCGTGCTAAATTTCCCAAGGTAGTGAGTCATAGGAACACTTACTAGTTCAAGCAAACACCCACTCACCGTCATAGCCCCCAGCGATGGGGGCTTTTTATTTCGATGAAAACCCTCGCACCGCCTCCTCCCGCGTGAAATGCAGGTTAGAGACACCTGGAGGAAAACAGGTGTCATCCAAAACAAACGCGAAGAAGGTGGTCCGCAGGGGGTGTCGTGTGGACAAACTCAGTTACTTGAACAACCTAGGACGCGATCCTGAGTCCGGTGTGTTCAAGTTCCGCTTCAGCTTCAGAGGCAAGGTCTACGCGGGTTCAACGGGCTGCTACCGCATGGCAGAAGCTCGTGACTACCTGAACAAGGTCAAGTCAGACCTCTCGCTAGGAGCAGTCGGCATCAAGAGGAAGAAGGTAGTGACATTCCGTCTGGCCTTCCAATCATGGCTAAAGATCAATGCTGCCTCTCAGTCACCCAACTACATTCGCAACATCACACAGCGCCTACAGCACCATGTCCTTCCATACATCGGAGGAATGGACATCACCGAGATTGATCGCACCGTCATCTCGGAAGTGATGAGTCGCCATGTCGAGAAGGGTGGTGCTAAGTCCTCGGCAAATGTCCTTGGACTCCAGATCGGAACCATCCTCTCTCACTGTGTCGATAAGAACTGGCTCGTCAATCGTCCACGCATCAAGGAGATTCGATTCCAGCAGAAGGTTCGTCCTGTCATTAGCAAGCTCCAGCTAGATGACTTCCTCTTCTGGGTAGACACCAGAGAAGACATCCACTTCAGCTTCATGATGCGAGCAATGATCTACCTCGGCCTTCGTGACGAAGAGACCCGACTGATGAAGTGGTCCTGCTTCAACCAAGAACAAGCTACCTACCAGCCAGACAAGACGAAGAATGGAATGGCTCCTGAGATGCCAATCCCACCAGTGATGATGGAATGGTTCCTGAAGATGCAGCAGCACACCCTAGAGAAGAAGGTGCTGTCACCTTGGATCTGTCCCAGCCCTCGTGACTCAAGTCGTCCTCGTAGTCGCGGTAGTGCGAATGCTATGCTCGTCGCGGCGGGTCAGAAGTTGGAGATCGCGCACCTGACAAAACATCGCCTCCGAGCCAGCTTCTGCACGATGCTTCACCGAGCTGGAACCCCGATCAAGACGATTCAGAAACTCATGCGACACGCTTCGGTGGAGACGACGATGATGTACATCCAGGTTGACGCCTCGGAGATGCAGGCCGCTGTAAACGAGGCCTTCGCATGACCTGGAAAACCGCAAACCAAGGCACTAGGAAGACAAACACTAGTGGCTTCAAAGGAGTGAGTTGGTACGCTCGAACAGGTAAGTGGAACGCTCAGGTCTGCCATCAACGCAAGTACTACAACCTTGGGTACTTCGACACACCAGAAGAAGCTCACGAGGCGTACAAGGTAAAGGCGCTCGAACTCTTCGGCGAGTTTGCCTATGATGGTTTGCCCGCGTGAGGTGCAGGATGAGAAGGACACCTCCGCTTACAGTTTTGGAGACCCTTGAAACCCACTGTCAGCGCAACGCTCCGTGTTTTCCGCATTTAGAGAAATTTGACCGCGTGAGTGTCCATACGGGTAAACTGCTCTTTCTAATGGGTTTAGCCGGAAAAACTGATAGCTAACTGATTCTCACCTATAAAGTCGAATGCGATTTAATGATTGAAAATAGGGCTGTTTAGAACGTGACAGGACTGGAATGACACCTGGAGGACAGGTTTTCCGTCCGATCGGTAATAACGAACGAAGCCCACTCACCGTGGGCTTCAAGGGTCTCAATGACCTCGGGTTCGTGCGGTGCTGGTAATCGACTAGTTCTTGTTGTGAGCTGCCTCCAATGCCGTCTGTGCCTCCTGTAGCTGCTGTTCAAGCTGTCTGATCGCTTCTTCGCTGTAGTGCTTGAAGCCAGCAAGGAAGCCAGCTCGCTTCGCGTAGGTATTTGCGTCCCTACGGATCTTGAGCTGATCTAAATCAGCAACACAATGCTGAGCTAGGGTAGTGATGATCTTCTGGCTTAGCGCACAGTCCTTCATCATCTTGATGCCGAAGAAGCTCATCACTGCCTTATTCAAGAACTCTCGCATTCGGTAGGCATCCTGAAGCTCCCACTGAAGCGCACCCACGCGAGCTATCTGCTCCCGATGGGGGTTGGGATCGAAGGTGCCCGGTGGAGGGGGTGGGATGAGAGACATCAGGACGCCCATTCCATTGCGGCTTCCAGGATCGCCCTATCGATGATTGCCTGGTTCTCCGGAGTAGGGTTGCTAGACAAGTAGTCATCGTAAGCAAGCTGCTCGGGAGGGGTCATGGAGGGATCAAGCTTGGAGAGATAGATGGCGTAGAGTTCGGGATCACAACGCATTAGGCCACCTTCTGCTTGCGGGGGGTCTTGGACTGCTTGCGGATGAAGACCCAACCCTGCTCATCACGGCCTCCGAAGTGGTCCTTGGTCTCTTTGCGACGAGCGCAGTCGTCGAAGAAGATAGCTGCCTTCTCACCGCTGACTTCGATCCACCTATTGAGACGAGCGAGAACCTCTGCTCCGGTCTCGTTGGGAGCGAGAGTAGCGAGGAGCGAGGCCAGACGTTCGTGATCGGTGTCCTTGGCTACGGTGATGGTGCGAGCCGTCGACTTCTTGTAGAGCTTCGCTGCCGTGATGAGCTGAACGAGCGTGTAGCCGAGTTCAGCCGCTTCGTCACCAATCCAGCGACCCGATACCGGACGCACAAGGAAGTCAGCGATCTTCTCTTCGGCATCAGGACGACCAAGGAAGCGCTGACAGGCGACTGCATCAACCTTGTCGAGAGCGATGTTGTCGTTGCCACCGTTGAAGGTGAAGTAGGCCTTCTGGCCCTGCTTCTTCGGTTCGCCCTTCTTTGCCTTCTCGATGGGGTGGTAGGTGAGAGTTGGAAGCGAGTCGACATCAATCGAAGAGTCAGCTTCTTCGAT